AATGGCGAGGACGTCAGGCCGGTGGCCGACCGCGTGACCGTGCAGTCTGCCGCCATCGTTGAATACCAGATAAACGCCACGCTTTACCTTTACCCTGGTCCCGAAAGCGAACCCATACGCGCTGCCGCCGTGAAAAAACTGGAAGCGTACATCACGGCACAGCACCGGCTGGGGCGCGACATCCGTCTGTCTGCCATTTATGCCGCTTTGCATGTGGAAGGCGTGCAGCGTGTCGAGCTGGCCGCACCACTGGCCGACATCGTGCTCAACAGTACGCAGGCGTCTTTCTGTACCGAATACCGCGTCGTGACCGGAGGCTCGGATGAGTGATTCGCGACTGCTGCCGACCGGCTCATCACCGCTTGAGGTCGCCGCCGCAAAAGCCTGTGCGGAAATTGAAAAAACACCGGTCAGTATTCGTGAGCTGTGGAACCCGGACACCTGCCCGGCAAATCTGCTGCCGTGGCTGGCGTGGGCGTTTTCGGTCGACAGATGGGATGAAAAGTGGCCGGAAGCGACCAAACGCGCCGTTATCCGCGATGCCTATTTCATCCACTGTCATAAAGGCACTATAGGTGCAATCCGGCGTGTGGTGGAGCCGCTGGGCTATCTCATCAACGTGACGGAGTGGTGGGAAACCAGTGACCCGCCCGGCACCTTCCGGCTTGATATCGGTGTACTGGAAAGCGGTATCACAGAGGCAATGTATCAGGAAATGGAACGGCTGATTGCTGATGCCAAACCTGCAAGCCGTCACCTTATTGGCCTGAACATTTCCCGCGACATTCCCGGCTACCTGTTCGCCGGTGGTGTGGCTTACGACGGCGATGTAATTACGGTTTACCCCGGATAAGTGAGGAATAATGAGCACAAAATTCAAAACCGTTATCACCACTGCCGGTGCAGCAAAGCTGGCAGCGGCAACCGCACCGGGAGGGCGGAAGGTCAACATTACCACGATGGCCGTCGGGGATGGCGGTGGTAAATTGCCTGTCCCGGATGCCGGACAGACCGGGCTTATCCATGAAGTCTGGCGACATGCGCTGAACAAAATCAGCCAGGACAAACGAAACAGTAATTATATTATCGCAGAGCTGGTTATTCCGCCGGAGGTGGGCGGTTTCTGGATGCGTGAGCTTGGCCTGTACGATGATGCGGGAACGTTAATTGCCGTGGCGAACATGGCCGAAAGCTATAAGCCAGCCCTTGCCGAAGGCTCAGGACGTTCGCAGACCTGTCGCATGGTCATCATCGTCAGCAGTGTGGCCTCAGTGGAGCTGACCATTGACACCACAACGGTGATGGCGACGCAGGATTACGTTGATGACAAAATTGCAGAGCACGAACAGTCACGACGTCACCCTGACGCCTCGCTGACCGCAAAAGGTTTTACTCAGTTAAGCAGTGCGACCAACAGTACGTCTGAAACACTGGCTGCAACGCCGAAAGCGGTTAAGGCCGCATATGACCTGGCTAACGGGAAATATACCGCACAGGACGCCACCACAGCGCGAAAAGGTCTTGTCCAGCTCAGTAGCGCCACCAACAGTGATTCTGAAAACCTCGCGGCAACGCCAAAAGCAGTGAAGTCTGCCTATGACAATGCTGAAAAACGTCTTCAGAAAGATCAGAACGGTGCGGATATTCCGGGAAAGGATACCTTCACGAAAAATATCGGTGCCTGTCGTGCTTATAGCGGCGCTTTGAGCACTGAAGCCGGAAACTGGACAACCGCTCAGTTTATTGAATGGCTGGATTCCCGTGGTGCATTTAATCATCCGTACTGGATGTGCAAAGGCTCCTGGTCATATGCAAATAACAAAATCATTACGGATACCGGATGTGGTGATATCCACCTGGCTGGTTGTGTCGTCGAGGTCATGGGAACTAAATCTGCAATCACTATCCGAGTGACCACGCCGACAACATCAAGTGGTGGCGGTACAACCAGCGCGCAATTCACTTACATTAATCATGGGGACGGCTACTCCCCCGGCTGGCGTCGTGACTGGAATCGTCAGGGCGACTCAATGACCGGAACGATTAATCAGGATGGCGGAAGCCAGAATGCCTATATGTCTACGGCCTTATGTTCAGGCACCAGAGGCGGCAAAAAATATCTCAGAAAGTTTCGTGGTGGAGAAGGAGACACTATCTGGCATGAAACAGTACAGGGCGGGGTAGTTCGCTGGGCGACTGGTAATACTGATGCTCAGGAAGAATTATCACTCAGCTCCGCTTATGGTCTCCGTTCAAGAGGTGAGATTACATCACTCAGTGCTAATGGTCTGCGCATTGCTTATGGCAATTATGGATTCTTTATCAGGAATGATGGCAGCAGCACTTATTTTATGTTGACTAAATCAGGTGACAGATTAGGTACTTATAATAATTTAAGACCACTGATTATAAATGATGCCACGGGTGCTGTATCAATGGGGCATGGCCTGAGTGTTACTGGTGATATTGTCTCAAGTACCAAAGTACGTGCCGGTAGCGGGAAAAAAATCACGGTCAGCAGCAGTAATACATCCACGAAGGAAGCCGCATTCAATTTGTGGGGAAACTCAAGTCGTCCGGTGGTGGCTGAATTAGGTGATGATGCAGGCTGGCATTTTTACAGTCAGAGAAATACAGATAACAGCATCACTTTTGCTGTTAACGGGCAGGTATCACCATCTAACTATAGTAATTTTGATTCCCGTTATGTACGCGATATCCGGCTTGGGACTCGAGTTGTCCAGACCATGCAGAAAGGGGTGATGTATGAGAAAGCAGGGCACGTAATTACCGGGCTTGGTATTGTCGGTGAAGTCGATGGTGATGACCCCGCAGTATTCAGACCAATACAAAAATACATCAATGGCACATGGTATAACGTCGCACAGGTGTAATTTATGCAGCATTTAAAAAATATTACTGCGGGTAATCCAAAAACTGTTGCCCAATATCAACTGACAAAAAATTTTGATGTTATCTGGTTATGGTCCGAAGAGGGAAAAAACTGGTATGAGGAAGTAAGTAATTTTCAGGCAGACACGATAAAGATTGTTTACGACGAGAATAATATAATTGTCGGCATCACCAGAGATGCTTCAACGCTTAACCCTGAAGGTTTTAGCGTTGTCGAGGTTCCTGATATTACCGCCAACCGACGTGCTGATGACTCAGGTAAATGGATGTTTAAGGATGGTGCCGTGATTAAGCGGATTTATACGGCAGACGAACAGCAGCAACTGGCAGAATCACAAAAGGCAACTTTGCTTTCCGAAGCCGAATCCGTGATTGTGCCGCTGGAGCGCGCTGTCAGGCTGAATATGGCAACAGATGAGGAGCGTAGCCGACTGGATGCATGGGAGCGTTACAGCGTTCTGGTCAGTCGTGTGGATCCTGCAAATCCTGAATGGCCGGAAATGCCGCAATAAGTTGTATGAGCTCTGGTGTGAGCTTACATATCTATGGCACAGAGTAAAGCCTAATCTGACAGGCCGCTCTGTGTCTGGAGTAGATTTTAGTAAAGCATTATTTTATTAGTGCAAATTCTAATCAATACATTTTATGTATATGATATCCTGCGGACTTTAATGACTTGGTTTAGGCTAACCAGATAACACTGAAGGAATATTTTTGATAATTAAGGTGCGGTATGTTTACTAAGCGACGATTAAAAAATATTAATTGGGAGGCAAGTTCAGTGATTCTTGCTATGGTTCTCTTTATTGGAAATATATTTTATACGAATCATCGTGATGATATAAGCATGGAGGCTGAGAGAGACAGTATCAGAACAATGTTTGCATATGAAATCGCTAATAACCATCGCGCTCTCACTTTTCTTGATAAAACGAGAAATATTGGCTTTGACGAAAATTCGGAGCATTTTGTTGGCGAGCCTTTTGCCATTAATGTCAAATCATTAGGAGGGCCTCGCTTACAGATTGCATTAAACCAGACTGATAAAGTTTTTAAAGCCTACTTCAGTGAATTAAGTAAACTTGATAAAGAGGATGTTACTCTTCTTATGGACTATTACCATGAGCAAAGCATCCTGCTGGAGTGTGTAAAATCTACGTTACAGAAGATGAAAAGTAGTAATGATATTAAAGTTGATATTGATGGTTACTTATTAGAAGAACACTTCATGAATGAGTTTAATCTTTCTAATATTTTGCTTAAACGCTATAGCCATTTGTTGTCACAACACCCAAAAAAACCTGAAACAAAAGATTTACATAATTGATGATCTGCTCATGGTTATTCATGGGGTAACTATGTTTTATATGTAATCCAACTCAGATGAATTATTGATTCTGGATAATAACCGCAGAGCGGCATATACCCTGACAGGCAAATGTCCGCTTCTTGCTCAAAGCAGACTGTCAGATTTGATAACTTTTGGGTTATGTAAATTGTCAGTCGGAAAATGAGTGTGTACAAATCATGACAGGCGGGCGGATTGTCCGCCTTTTCTTTATCTGTTGTTTCATCCACTGACCAGCCAGGTCAAATAGCGTCTCATGCTCTGCACAACAGAAAATACCACTCACCCATTAACCACGGAGTTAAACGGATGAGTGACTATCATCACGGCGTGCAGGTGCTGGAGATTAACGACGGCACCCGTGTCATTTCCACCGTATCCACTGCCATTGTCGGCATGGTCTGCACGGCCAGCGATGCGGATGCGGAAACCTTTCCCCTCAATAAACCGGTGCTGATTACCAATGTGCAGAGCGCGATTGCAAAGGCCGGTAAAAAAGGCACGCTGGCGGCATCGTTGCAGGCTATCGCCGACCAGTCAAAACCGGTCACCGTTGTCGTGCGCGTGGAAGACGGCACCGGCGACGACGAAGAAACGAAACTCGCGCAGACCGTTTCCAATATCATCGGCACCACCGACGAAAACGG